CGGGAAAACCCGGCGCTCGTTCACATGATTCGTTTCCATAACGTGTCTACTCATGATTCGTTTCCATAACGTGTCTACTCAGGGGGTTCCATCGAGACAGATTACACGCGTGCCCACACTGGTGACGAACGATGGTCATCTGGTTGTCGGAAATGACGTTCGCAAATGGATCGAATCGATGAAACCAGAAGAGCGTGTTGAAGAGTTTGACCAGACGGCTCTTTCCGGAGCCATGCTCGATGACACACATGACAACGATGCTGGAAACTATTTCGACCTTGATCACTTCAATATGCCCCTGGCGCCTCCGATGACACGTGAACTCGAGGAAAAGGTGAATAGAAAGGTGTCTGATGCCTACCAGAAAGGTATAAAGTGAGTATGTGTTTTATAGGTATGGTTCGTCTCAAGACGATTCAGGCGAGTGCCTTTCGCACCGTCTTTGAGGTGCTCAAGGATATTATCAACGATGTCAACCTCGTGTTCCGCCCAGAGGGTCTCATGGTTGTCACACTCGACACGGCGCGCGTGACGCTCGTCCACCTGGTGATGCCAGCTGAAAACTTTGAAGAGTATCATTGCGAGGGGGAACACACGGCTGGTCTCAATGTGTCAAACACGTACAAGCTGCTCAAGTCGGTGACCAATACGGATACACTGAGTATGTCGATTGACGATTCGTACCTGCTCCACATTCACATTGAGAATGCAGCGAAAAAGTCGTCGACGTCATTTGAGTTTAAGCTCCTGGATATCAACGACGACATGTTATCAGTGCCTGAGATTGATATGAACGTCATGACTACCATTCCGAGTGTTGATTTCCAGCGCGTGACACGTGACATGAACAACTTGGCTCAGGATATTCGAATCACGCGTAAGAAGAACACACTCGAGCTCGAGTGTGAGGGTGGCTTTGCAAACCAAAAGACTATCCTTGAGTGTGTCGAGCCCGGAAAGGACAAGGCGCTCGGGAATGTGTTTTCACTCAAGTACATAAATATGTTCACACGTGCGACGAGCCTGTGCTCGAGCGTGCAGCTGATGCAGCATGATGACGACGACAATATGCCCATCGTGTTCCGGTACACGGTTGCAAACCTCGGTGAACTCAAGTTTTACTTGGCACCGAAGGTGGAGTGAGCTAACCCAGTATAATCAATGGAAAACGAATCCTCTCAGCTCGTTCACACGATGAACGATCTCCTCGTGAAGGGCGACTCAACAACGGCGTGGAATATGCAACGGGCACTCCCCTTGTCCGTCAAACCTGTACACGTGTCACTTGACCGAGGACGTTCTGAATGCAAACTGTACCTGAAACTTTTTTTACGAGAACCCATTTGATTCCCAAGGAGATTTTCAACCCTCCTGAGAATGAAACTGTGAAATGTGGACGAGGGGAGTATACGTCGAATGATACTGGTGATTGTGTAGGACCCGAATGGCGCCTGATGATTTCAGTACAGAACACTGGTTTTCTGTCACAGTTGTCTGTGAATATTGCACTGTGTACAGGAACTGAAAATCGAGGAACGATGTTCTGGATGGGCCAGTTTCCGATGTGTGTGTACATTTGTCCTCCAAAATAGTAATCGACGTGTCCATGTTCGCCTGGCTTGAATTCGTTAACAGGTATCAATTCATTCCCGTCGTGTCTGAACATCTGATGTACTTGAAAATTTTTTGGTCTACATTGTTCGATGATATTTAGGACCCACATTAACTAAAAGAAAACGATATATTATTTATAATGGAAGGACGCTATCAAGAACGCTTAGCTGAATTTCAAAAAAGAATATCTAAAGGGGATTCTGCTGCGCAACAGGAGATGTATGACTATATGGCTGAATGCATTCCTTTAATAATGGAGTTTGAATCAGCTGGAGGGAAGAAGAAGGATGTATACGAAAAGTACATGACAACCGTAGAAGGGAATCATATCACGCCTATGCAAAAGAAGAATCCAGGGTATATACCCAAGTGCAAAGGATGTGGTTCATTTGAACATACACTTGACGACACGACGAGTGACATGATCTGTCTTCAGTGTGGAATGACAGATTACGTCCAATGTCAAGAAGTGGGTTTCAAGGAGGAGCAGGACATGGAACGCCATGTCGTCTATTCCTACCGGCGTGAGAACCATTTCAACGAATGGGTCAATCAGTTCCAGGCAAAAGAGTACACGAGTGTACCGCAAGAACTGATTGATCAATTACAACTCGAAGTGAAAAAACAGCGCATCAAAGACAAGTCAGACCTGACACACCGCAAGGTGCGCGAAATACTCAAGAAGATTCACATGAATAAATACTACGAACATGCACCCTACATCACAACGATTCTCAACGGGGTTAAACCACCAGCCATGCCTCAAGCATTGGAAGACCGACTTCGACTCATGTTTGGGCAGATTCAAAAGCCTTTTGAGAAACATTGTCCCGAGAACCGTAAAAACTTTTTGAGTTACAGCTACGTCTTGTACAAATTCTGTGAACTCCTCGGTGAAGATGAATACTTGCCGTGCTTTCCATTGCTCAAGTCAAAAGAAAAGCTTTACAAGCATGACATTATATGGAAGAAAATTACCGCTGACCTTGGGTGGCAGTGGTTCCCGACTTGCTGAGTCCTCACTGAGATTTTTTTACTGGTTTCACCGGGAACCACCAGTCGATAATATCACAAGCCCGTATGGTCAAATAGTACAGGGCAGAAAGAACCCGCGTCGACATCTTCGTATCAGAATCACGTACCACTGTAGCAGCCGCCTTTTTCATCTCTGGTGTGAACATTTGAGTTTAAAATGTCAGGTCTTTTTAAATGATGAAACTTGTTGTCGAGATCTTGGGCTACAAACCCAAAAATGTTACGCGTAAAAAAGCGAGTCCAGTCAAAAAGTCAACAGCCAACATCGAAAAGAAATTCAAACGTCTGGTGATGGATGGGTACTCGATAAATCGAGCACGTTACCTTTCGAGGATGTAAGGTCTTCCACTTCGAGGTCACTTCCCGAATTTGGAAAATTAATCAGAACAGCCTCAGACAGACCCAGCAGCCTCATGTACATACGCGTTTGGATACGGTGCTCATCCTTGAGAGCCTTCACCGATTTCAACTCAACGATGATACGAGAATCCACGATGAGATCCGCACGAATGTTTCCAATTGCATGCTCATCAAACATGATTGGAACGATTCGCTCCGTTTGATACGGGATACTCAACTTTCGAAGCCCAACCTCCATGGCGTTGTGGTATACGCGCTCCGAAAACCCAGGTCCGAGGGAATGCCATACCCGTATCGCGACTGACCGTACATGTTCCTTCATACTGAAGACTCTGCGGGGGGAGGGTTTAGGTTAAAAATAGGCATGTTTGCCTGCTGGACATTCTCTGAGCCCGAACGCTTGTAGAAGCGCTTCTCGAATACTGGACTTCCGCGGTACACAACTGGAAACATCATAGCGTCAAACTTGGACGCATTGAGCGTCTCCTGGATCGACGCGATGATCTGTACTGGAAAAACGTCACCAGGCTTGAGTTCAAAAACCCAATCGTTCTTTGCAGCCTCTTCGCCATCCACAATCTCATCTTCAGGTGCCACGATACGATTGAGCTGGTCTGCAAGCTCCGTCGTCACAAAACTCACAGGCACTACCGTGACGTCAGTAGGACCATCCTTGATACGAGCGCGGTCGAGCCAATACTGCACCATTTCTAATATTTCTTTTAATGTTGGTTTTAGGTAGATGGAGACGACGTTGTACGTCGATTCGAGACAGAGAGACGTGACATTGTATCCATCAGGGAACTCGTACACTCTGTTTCTTCAGTCGCCCGTCCATAATATAAGTCAGGTTGATCTGATTTCGGCCAAAATCCCAAACACAATGTATAACCTCATGACGAGTTCGAATGTACTCACATTTGATTCATCCAACGTGGCTTTGAACCCTGGTTTTTACTCGACGTGTTCACTCGTCGACACGTTCAATAATAGTGATCAAGTATCGAACGTCGCACTGAGTTACCTGGAAGCTGAAGGGAAGTTTCTCTTCACTGGAAACTTGACATCGGTGACGACCTTGACTCAGGAAATTGCAGAAATTCTCGGTCTGCCGCTTGGAACAACACTGTCGAGTCCAATTGCAAGCAATGCCGTTTACCAAGGGATTTACCCAACAGCAAATGCATACATCGTATCGAATACCATCGTGAGTCTCGAAATGAACGATTATATCTGGCTCGATATCGAAGAGTTTCGGACGCCGTTCACGACTGATGCTCGGAAGTTGGTTCTAAATCCACAGGGTGTATACACGACGACGAGTAATACATCGGCACGTTCATTTGCCATTATTCCAATGGATGTTCCATCCGGTGGAATAAAATCGTTCAGAGAGGCGGCAGATTACCCAGTATATGTGACATTCCCATCACGACTCGATTCACTTGACAGACTCACAATCAGCTGGCTCGACCGAAACGGAAAACCCCTGGATTTCCACGGACTTGACGTCAATTCATTCACGCTTCGACTTCATACAGTACATGTACCGGATGAAGTCGAACGTCCTGTCAGTTTACCACCGCCCGTTCCTTTTGAAAAGGAGAATCAAAAGGTTGTATGGGGTGCGACGATTGCGCTCGTTATTGGCCTGATGTTGATTATTTTGGCTGGGAAGAAGAGGGTCTAAGGTCTGGGGCACGCGTGCCCCAGCTCGCCGTTAGTTACTCTTCGTTAGATGTCGTAGGTCCGGTCGAAGCCACACGAGCGTCCACGTCGCACAGAATGTATCTTCTTCGTGTTTCTGTGGATGATCGCGACATACAACGACTTGTCTTCCTGACAATTTTGAAATGAGATCACGGTCGAGATGACCACTGTACCGGCTCATGGGGTGTGCAGGGTCAAACACACGTATGATTTTTGACCCAATGAATTCATAAGCCATAAAATGACCTTCTTCATCTGAAATGGGAGTATACAGCGTCCCTTTTGGGTGAATAATTCGGCGACACTTTGTTATGTCATAGTCACCCAGACAACCTGTAAAATTTCGACGAAATGCAGGGTCGTTCATTATATTGTCCCAATTGGTTTTCAAATTATTCATACAGTTTTAGAGATCCTCGACTATAACTGACATACCCTTGATACGACGCTGTTCAGCTTGGGTCGTCTGACCTGGGACACGTCGAACGCCGGCGCGGCTGATCGCGAGGACGGTGAGGAGCATAAGCAGAATAAGAATGATAACAGAGCGCTTCATTTGTTAAAGGGTGAGAAAAAACATTCAGAACTTGGTACGGACCCATGCGGCATTTTTGAGCACCGTGTTGTGTGCCGTCGGGGACGTACGCTTGAGGTAACGCGCCAGAATCTGGAGGCGACGGAACACTGCCAGTGGTGAGTTGCTCTTCATGGCAAATGTCAGCGACTTGTAACGGTTCGGTACATTGGCAGATACAGTGTACCCATACAGCTTACCTGGTGACAGGGGTGGAAGTGTATACGGACCCTTGCCTGGAAGACCGCGGTTAACGACGCGAGCAGACTTGACGCGAACTGTGCCACCTGAAATGTGACGCGTGTAAGCGCGGTGATTCGCGCTGGCTGGGACACGGATTGTCTTTGGCTTGCGGCGGAACGTGTACGCGCGACGAAGGATGGTTGGCATTACTTTTTCACTAGATAAAAATTCCTTTCCACTGAGTCCTCTCGCCTGTCGAACAAGGTGCACGGAGTGCACCTTGTCTTAAAAAAATGGGCGCACTGTCCTGTAAGTATGAAGTACGTCGTTGGTGATTTCGAGTCGACCGCTCAAAAAATTATACATTCGATCAGCTTCACACCCGTGAATGTTACTGAGAAGAAGACATGGGTATCACACGGACGTCATCAAACCCCAGAGTACCGCAAGAATCGGTCTGTGACGCACGGAGAACTGCGAACCATTTTCATCAAAGAGGCACTCGATGACCCACTCATCGCTGAGAATGATCGCGTTCAATTAAAGCTCGGTCGGACGATCATCCACGGGCAAGAGGCGGTTGTTCTTCCGTTCCGTGACGCCATCTGTGAGTTTATGCACTGTGTGTGGGAGCAAGGGGATGGCAACTGGCTCGCACACTCGATGGATAATGAATTGGAAATTCTGCAGGTGACGGACACGCACTTCAATACGGGTCTGTTTCCGAAACCTCTCCGAGCGTTCCCGGACTGTTCTACGATTCCCGGGTGGTCGAAGATCGCCAAGGTGTGTACGCAGCACGTGCTCACGACACGATGCCCAGACTTTTTCAAACAGTACGAGTCGTGGATGACGATGAATGGGTGGACACCGGCAAAGTTTTCGGCTCGGCTCGAGGATTTTGTTCGGTTTGTTCGGGATGATCGGGACTATTCTCAGCAGCACATTGCCCCGTGTGACGTGATTGATCTGTGTGAGGTTCTTGCAGCGGCGAACCCTCCCCTAGATGGCAAATCGTACATGATTTCGAGGCACGTGAGTGCGTGGAGTGGTACCCAAACGAAAACAGCTTCAGTTTCGTCTCTGTAGAAACCCCAAAATCAAACAATTCAAAGTTGGACATATCGACGTCGACCGTGGGGTATGTGTACCTCGGTCTCAGACACATCGTTGTGTTCAGTATGCTCGTGATGTACGACTTGAGGTTGCGTGTGTCATATTCGACAGACTCCTTTGCCCACACCGATCTCAACGTCTTTACGTCCGCCTTTCCCACAAAAATTCCACCTGGTGTTTCCTCCATCGTCCCGCCGTCAATGTACCGGCGTCCCTGATATTCCACAGATGCAAACAGAAACGGTACTGCGATGGTCATACACAACGCATCCACCACGGACATATTCGGAGTCGACTTACACGAAAAGTATTCTGTACGTGCCAGATTGACACAGTATGCACTTATGTGTACCTTTGGCATTGTCGGGCGAAGATCTTGTAATTCCCGAAACGTCAGATCTTCTTTACTGAAAAAGACACGAATGATGTCGACGATTACTGTTCGAATCTTCTTTTGACTGACGAGTCCGAAATGCTTCAAAAACTGACGGATGTTGGGTTTCATGATTTCCTTTATCGGAATGTCCAACGAGTAATCCAGTATGGTTTTGATGTTGCCTTCGGCGACGACGTAAAAAAAGGCGAGGAGCCCACCGGCACTCGCACCTGAAATGTCTTCGAGATTGTCAAGTTCGTGACAATCTCGAAGGGCGCCCATCGCGCCAAGGAATGCAAAATATGTCATCGCACCGGGGCCAATCGCCAGATGTTTCATTATTGTGTCAGTGCCGGTTCACTTTAGGCTCAGCATATAAAGAGTGGAACGTACCAGTGCTGTAATCTCATCCTGGATGTTCTTGAGATACGAGTCTCGTGGAAGGCGCATGCGGCGAAGCTGTGTCAGAAGTGAACGAAAATACAATTTGGGGTTGCGGGCAATCGTGCGACGACCGACAACAATGCGGCGAAAACGGCCATACTTACCCATGTATGCCTCGGCGTAACTGTCAAACAAAGGGACTATACCTTCATAGTACGCCTGGAGCGCCTTGTGCTGTGCAAAGGAGTTTGTCGTCAAGTGGAAAGCGTGCGCCTGAGTACGGGAGTTCATAAGAAGACCGACGTACTTCTGACCATTCATTTAATAGTAAGCTGCGAAATTCTTACGCAGGAAGGAGAACACCAGGGCGAACACCAGTGTGTGCACGCCCACCGCCAGAAGGGAAGACTGGCCAGACATAAATACACCCTTGCCTGCTGGGGGGATCGTCAGAAGGACGCCTGGGGTCAGCAGTACGAACAGGATGGCGGGCACGATCAAGTCAGCTGGGCGCAGAGACACCTTGAGCACAAATCTGGCAATAAGGTAATACACCAGGGACAGAACCAGGGCGTGCACCAGGACTGGGCTGGGGCCCACGCGCAGGAGCAGGCCCGGGCTGAGTAGGGCGAACAGGATGGCTGGGGTCAGAATCTTGGGGCCGGTAATATCCATGTGGGCAGATACTATCTACCGAGAAAATTGTCGGACAAACTCGGCAAAGTCGTGGAAGGACGCATCTTTCATCAACGTGCTGTTGAGATGGTTGTCCTCAAGGTACTGACGAAGGGACATCCACATGTTGAGGACATCCTCAGAGTGCCAGTCGTGCCAATCCGTCGGACTGAGAAGGAGATCGTGGTCCTCCTGCTCGTCGTATGCCTCATCAAAGTCGTCGCCATTGACGAGAGCGTCGTCACGGTACTCGTTGTTGATACCCATTGTTGGTTTCTACTTGTTTTTCTTACGGTTCGTCTCCTTAGATGTTGTTTGCCGCTGCGCGGCGGTGTCACGTGTGACGCCTGATTAAGCGGTTTTCTTGACGGTGATTGTGTTACGCTCCTTGACAGGGGCGTGGTCGACTATAATCTGGTACACCTGCTCAACCTTAGTATCGTCACCTCCAAAATAGGCACGCAGACCCGCCAGAATGACATTCTTCGTGATGCTGCCACGGGACTCCTTCGTATGCAGAGAAACCTTCTCCTGATTCACCTTGACCGTGTCAACGTCCTGGGTTTGTTTGATTTCCTTCATGTGGCCCTGGACCTGTGCCCGGAGCTCCTTCTCACGCTTATTCAGTACAGCCATGTCTTTCCTCGCAGCAGCAAGCTGGTGCTTCAGGGAGAGCCATTCGGTCATGACGGCCTTAAAGTCGTCCATTTGTTAGTTAAAGCTGTTTATTTTTAAGTGTCAAATTGACTTGATTCCAAGTCGACTTGGTGTCTACTTCTCGTAGCTGTTCTCAATCTCAAACTTGGGGCGCATCGTATCCGGAGGAATGGTGGACAGGTTAAAGATGCTCACAGCGTCACGGGGGTTGGGTGGCTCGGAGCGGAAGTCGCGGTTGGCGTTACGCAGGTTGCCGCCGATCGTCTCGGGGAAACCAATCTGGGCACGTGGATCCAGGAAATTCTGGCCAGACAGAATGGCGTCTGGAGAAAACTGGCCGAAATCCTCGGTCGTCACAACCTCCTTGGGAATCAGACCTACGTTGGTGTTGTCGTACACTGGCATGTCGACCGTGCGCACACCGGAGCCGTCCATTTCGAACGGGGCTGGCTCATCAACAGATGAGAATGTGCCACCTGGAGCAGAGATGTGGCCACCGCCCTGCATGATGCGGGGACCATCGCTTGCTGGTTTTGAGTCAGTTGGCGAGGCACCGACTGGGTCTTCGCCTGTTGGGATATAGCCGCTACGCTGGGGATAAAATACCATCATGGCAATCAGGAACAGAAGAATCAGAATCGCCAGACCTTTGCCGTCCATGTTATAATAGTACACGACTTTTTTTTTCAGTCCAGGTAATCGGCCGGGTCGTCCTCCTCAGCATCTGGCTCTGGCTCGTCTGCAAATTGGAACTCGACTGGGTATCCCTTAGTCTTTGGCTTTGGTACCTGGCGCTGACGAACCTGGACGACGCGCCAAATGGGACCGAATGAGCGCTTGAGGAACCAGAGACCAGCCAGCTCAAACAGAAAATCACACGCTCCTGAAATCTCCTCAATGGAATTCTTCTGAGCGTCGAAGAATGTCGTCACCACATTTCCCTTGACGGAAGCCAGTGTGGCTGAGAGTTCGCCATCGGCAGACAGGCTGGCCTGGTACGCGGAACGAATAGTCTCGGCCGAAACATCCTTGCCGAACCACTCGAGCTTACTCACCTCCGCCTGACTCAGAAGCTCGTTATCAATAGACTCGAACAAAGTTTTTGAGGGAACTTTGAGACTCACTTGACGCGTGTCCTTGGTCAGCGTCCCGTCAACCTGCACGTTGTTCACCTGATGGAACACACGGGCGTCACCCTTTGCTGAAACCTTCAGAAAGTAACGGCCGTCTGGAATCTTTACGGGAGTTCCGTACTCCATGGTACTCAAAAAACAAACCTAAGCTCTAAGTAGAAATGAGTCTTGGAGTTTGTCCATCTGGATACTTTCCCATTCCAGGGGATTCGTCCAACTGTGCCACGTCGACGAGTTCAACCATCGTCAAAAAAACGTGCCCTACTGGATATACGATTCAGACGAACGGTCTATGTGGAACAGGCAACACATATGTGACCACAGGACCAACGTATTGTGGCCCACAGTACACTGGGAAGAGTTGTACATATCAGACACAATTGACACCTGGTATAACACCCGCAACAGGTACGGAATCGGGTCCGAACATGATATGTGCATTCCAAGAAGGCGACGCACAGTTTCCGTGTGATCCAGGGTGTTGCGGGTCGCCTTCAACAGAAACGACGGGCGGTGATGGAACGACGGGCGGTGATGGAACGACGGGGTTTCCAATCTGGGCAATAATTCTTCTGATCGTTCTGGGGACTATTATAATGGCTGTGTTAATCGCATTGGCTGCCAAAAAAATGTCACGAAACAGTAGATATGGAGTCCCTACCAAAGGTTGACTACATGACGTCGTGGAAGTTTATGAAAGACACGCCGGTGTACGGTGGTTTCATGGTGTGGCACCTCGTCATGTTCATGGTCCTTGGACCCATGTTGACATGGCCGATGCTCGTCCTTCTTCTGCTCGTGTTTAGTACCCAGACCGCTAAGCTAGTTAAAGACGTGAAGAGCTCAACAAGTATCAATGGCTGACACTACCATCACTCTGCAGACCATCTTCGATGAGATCAAGCTCCTGCGTAAGGACCTTCGCAAGGTGAAGAACCTGATCGAGGACCCACAGGGCGAGAAGGCCAAGGCTCGTTCCACCACCAACGGCTTCAACAAGCCTCTGGACATTTCCGAGGAGCTGCGTAAGTTTCTGAAGCTGGCTGCCGGTGAGCAGATTTCCCGCTCCCAGGTGACGAAGAAGGTGAATGAGTATGTGACGGAGAAGGGCCTGAAGCAGGGTCAGAACATCAACATGGATGCGCCTCTGAAGGCGATCCTGG